GTTTAGGAAATGCTGGAGAAGGGTTCATTTATCAAATGGGATTTGGTAATGGTGGGACAAGCATTGATCCTACAGGTATTATAACTTATCTGACTCCAAATAGCACAGGAACAAATGCTAGTTTGTATAACCAAACCTTTATTAAAGTGGTAGATGATAGAAGTGTTAACAATACAGATCCAGCTAGAAACAAGATTGAATCAAGGCATGTAAGCGGAACAAATTATACAGATATTCTTGTAAGTTGTTTATTAGATTACGGTGAACCCGCAGGACAAGATGCTACAGATAATGCTACTAACGCAGATAGTTTATATGTATTTGATGAGCTAGGACTTGTTAGTTATAGTGCTTCTGGACAAGGTAGATTGCTTACACATGTGATTTTCCATCCAGTACAAAAAAGTTTAAATAGACTAGTACAGATAGACTATACTGTAAGAGTTCAAAGTTTGACAGGATTTAACGAATAATGGCATATACTATAAATTACTCAGACAGCAACAAAGGTACTATTTCTATTGAAGATAGTACAATCAATCAACAGACTAGCTTGGATATTCCAGGAAGAAATACAACAAGCTATGGCTCTGTTATAGCTGAGAGTTTTTTACATCTGCTAGAAAATTTTGCTAACGCAAATTCGCCACGTAATCCTGTCCAAGGACAGCTTTGGTATGATAGTTCAACAGGTGTAAATGCGTTAAAGTTATATGACGGTACTAGTTGGGTAAACGCAGGAGGACTTAAAAAAGGAAACAGTTCACCTGATGTGGCGACAGCATTAGCCGGTGACCTTTGGGCTGACACAGCAAACAATCAATTATATATTTTTACAGGATCTGGATGGACATTAGTTGGACCAGAATACAGTGATGGTTTATTAACAGGAGCAAAACCTGTTGTAATTACAGGTAAAGATGAAGTCAATTACACAGTATTACAAACAGAAGTTCAAGGTAATGTTGTTTCAATTTATTCAACAAAACTATTTGAACCAAAAAGTACAATTACAGGTTTTCAATTTGTAAGACCTGGTCTCAATCTATCAACAGCAAATATTGGTGGAGTAGGTGTAGGTAAATTTTATGGAACAAGTGAAAAAGCAGAATCACTTGTAGTATCCGCAGATGAATTACCAGTTGCGGCAAGTAAGTTTTTAAGAAGTGATAAACTTTCTACAACAAATGAACAATTAGTAATCAGTAATGATGCTGGTCTAAGAGTAGGACAAGGTGCCACAATTACTTTTGATGTTCAAGGTACATCAGGAGTGCTTTCAAATTTAACATCTGGTGCTCCTATTGATTTTAAGGTTAACAATCTAGGAACACAGGCAAACGTAATTAGAATTGACTCAACAGAAAAGGTTGGTATCAATACACTGTCACCTGCTGAGGCATTAGACGTAGCAGGGTCAATACAAGCAAGTAACAATTTAATTGTACAAGGTACAACTGATAGCACCAGTATAGGAACAGGTGCTGTTAAAATTTCCGGCGGTGTTGGAATAGGTAAAAAACTTTTTGTAGGCGGCACAGCAAACATAGCTGGCACAAGCACAACAGGCTCTATCGAACCTAGTGCTACACAAACATTTAATTTAGGATCATCAGACAAGCGTTGGCAAACAGTTCATGCTGTAGAATTTAGAGGAAATCTTGTTGGTAACATTACAGGTACACTTGTAGGTGGTGCGGCAACAGCAAATAAACTTACTAGTGCTTCTACATTTGAATTATCTGGAGATGTAAGTTCAAATCAAATTACTTTTGATGGACAAACAGGTGGTACTACCAAAGTATTTACAACAGCAATTAGTAACACCTTTATTGCTAACAAAACACTTGCTACTGTGCCTAGACAAGACGATGAAGTTATAATTAACAGAGTATCAGGTGACGAAACTGGAGTATTTAAGATATCTCAAGCAACACTTGTAAGTTCAGTGCCTATTATTCCAATTGGTACTATTGTACCTTTCGCAGGAACAACGATTCCATCGGGTTGGCTACTTTGTGATGGTAGAGAATTGCTTATTGCTGATTACAATCCTTTGTATTCTGTCATAGGATTTCAATTTAAAGATTCAGGACAAGTACAATCAGGAAACTTTGGTTTACCAGATTTTAGAGGAAGATTTCCACTAGGTGCTGATAACATGGGAGGCACAAGTGCTAATAGAGTTACTGATGTTAACGCAGATACAGTTGGTTTAGGATCTGGATTTGAAACTAGAACGATTGACGTTAAAAATTTACCAGAACACGAACATGATTTAAGATCACCAAAAGGTGCTCAGTTCTACGTAATACTAGACGATAGTGGCGCTCCGCAGGATGCTGATACAATTCCGTATGATGCTCCGACAGGTACAAATGCTGGACAGGCAAGAACTTCGTCAGGTGGATTATTGAACAGAAGAAATATTCAATACAATCAACAAACTGGTATTGAAGAATTTGAAACTTTCGATATAACAGAGTTAGGAACTCCATTGAACACAATGAATCCATTCTTGACAGTACAGTATATCATTTACGCGGGGATAGCATAATGCCTTATCAAATTAATAAAACAAATGGTACATTACTTGTAAATCTAGCTGACGGACAAATAGATACTACGTCTACAGACATCACGCTTATAGGAAAAAACTATTCTGGATTTGGTGAAGCAATAAACGAAAATTTTGTTACAATGCTAGAAAACTTTGCTAGTTCTAGTGCGCCATCAACTCCACTAGCTGGACAAATTTGGTGGGATACAGGAGATTCAAGACTTAAAGTTTATACAGGTACTTCTTGGACAACAGGTGGAGGTCCAATTGTACAACCTACACAACCGTCAATGGTTGCTGGTGACATGTGGATCAATAATGATCAAAACCAACTTTACTTTTTTGATGGAACAGATTTAGAATTAGCTGGTCCTATTTACAATTCATTCCAAGGACGCTCAGGACCCGAAGTAGTTACAGTTTTAGATAGTACAGGTACAAGTAGAACCATTGTAAAATATTGGGTAGGCGGAACACTTGTCGGCTTATGGAGTAAGGTAGCTTTTGCTCCGCAAAACATAGATACTATTCCAAACTTTACAGGCAATGTTGTAAAAGGCTTCAACGTTGCTGACAGCGATTTTATTTTTGCTGGAACTGCTACATCAACACAATCACTTGTTGATTCACAGGGCGTTATAAGAACTGCTAATCAGTTTTTAGCTAGTGACTCAGATGATTCAACTTCTGGTGCTTTATCAGTTAGAAATAACAATGGAATGACAGTTGGGTTGACAGATAATGTCAACATGAAAGTTACAAACTTAGGTGTGGTTACTGAAAATAATGTGTCTGGTGAAGATTACATTATCAGAATGACGACTAGTTTAGGTAAAAGAGATGCTGTTACGATCAAGTCCACTGAAGGAAGAGTAGGAATATTTAATTCAAGTCCTGCCGCAACCTTAGATGTAGCTGGTGATGTTAAAATTAGTGGTGATTTGACAATTACAGGAGCAACAACAACAGTTGACTCGGCAACATTAAGAGTAGAAGATAAAAACATTGAACTAGCAATTGGTTCAGATAGCACATTATTAAGTGACTCCCAAGTAGACCAAGCTGGTATAATTGTAAAATCCGCAGGCGGCGATAAAGAATTTTTATGGAGACAAGCAACAAACTCTTGGACCACTCCAAATAGCATAAATTTAATTACTGGTGCTAAACTAAAAGCAAACGGAGTAGACATTATTGACGGAACAGATGCTCCAGGTATTACATCTATTGGTAATCTTACATCTGCTAACATTGGTAACATTAGTTTTACAGGTGGAATAGGAATAAGCACAGGAGTAGCTGACGGATCAGGAAATGGCTTAAATTTAACACTAGCTGGAAACATGAACTTTGTGACACCGAGAAAAATTTCTGGTGTGGCAGATCCTACAGCAAATCAAGATGTTGCTACAAAAGCCTATGTTGATACAAGTATTAAAACTGAAATTATACCAATTACTTTAGATGTTACAGGATTAGGCACAGGCGGTACATTACATACTAATATTGCTACAATATTGAATGATATAGCACCAGCGGTAAACAAACAGAATGGTTCTGAAGCTAGAGTACATTGTACAACTACAACAGGTGCTACAGCTACACTATCTGCGGCAAACTTGAACGCTAGTTTCAACAAAAGTTTAGAAGTAGTACAAAAATTAGACGGTAGCGGAGCAGATGATGGATCAGCATCCGTAATTGGAGACGCTACATTTAACGATGTTACTGGTGCGATTACGTCAACAGTTGCTAGAACATTGAAGTTATTTAGGGTAACGGGCGGAAATTGGACTTATATCCAAGACCTAACTCAGGGCGTAATCATATAAATACATGTAACTAATGATTAGGGGTTATAGATGGCATACGTAATTAACTTAACAAATGGGTCGCAACTAGCAACAGTTGAAGACGGAACCATTGACCAGAGTACTTCGTTAAAGCTAGTAGGTAAAAACTACGCTGGTTATGGTGAGATCCAAAATGAAAACTTTATACACTTACTAGAAAACTTTTCAAGTGCTAATCAACCAGCCGCTCCGTTGAGTGGGCAGATTTGGTTTGATAGCGGAGCAAAGAAGCTAAGATTCTACGATGGAACTAAATTCAGGACTACTACAGGTGCTGAAGTAGGAACTACACAACCAGTTGGATTAACCACTGGTGATTTTTGGTGGGATAGCGGTAACAATCAACTTTACGCACAAAGCTCAGATGGTGGATTTATCCTAATCGGTCCACAGAGTGTTGGTGATACAGTTACAGCAATGGTTACAGCCCAGGTAAGAGATACAACACAAACAAATAGAACAATTATTAAAGGTACTGTTGAAGATGCTGTTGTGTTTATTATTAGTTCAGCAGATTTTACAATAGATGCCACAGATCCAACAAACGTAATTACAGGCTTTGATGATATTCATCAAGGTTTAACTTTAAGAAATACAACATCAGGTACAGATGGAATTACTTCAGGAGCACAAAGATTCTGGGGTACAGCTACAAATGCTGAAAAATTAGCAGGACAGCCAGCAAGTGCTTACGCATTGGCAGGTAATGCTAACTTCTCAAGTATTGCTAGATTTGCTGACGCAGGTTTTACTGTAGGTGACGCTAATGATTTAGCAGTTTTCATTGATACAGCAAGTCCAGGAAATGAAGGTGTTATAGATAACACAGTAGGTCAAAAAATTAGGTTCAAGGTTAAATCCGGCGGCGGAGTAACAACAGAACCATTCCATATTTCAGCAATGGGTATTATGCCTACGCAAACTTCTACTTACGATATTGGTGACATTAACTACAGATTTAGAAATATTTACGCTACATCATTTATTGGATTAGCAACAAACGCAACTAACTTACAAGTAGGTTCTAATTACAGAACAGGCGATGTTAATCCTACCAACAATACTGTAGCAGTAAGAGATTCAAGCGGAAACATATCAGCAAACGTGTTTAATGGTATTTCAACAAGTGCTAGATATGCTGACTTGGCTGAGAAATATGTAACAGATAAGAATTATCCTGTGGGTACACTTATTCAAATAGGTGGAGAAGCAGAGGCAACAGCATGTGAAAATGAGCATGGTATTTGTATTGGTGTAATCAGCACCAAACCAGCTTACTTAATGAACTCAGAAGCAGAAGGACAAGCTGTAGCTTTAGTCGGAAGAGTACCTGTTAGAATAGTAGGTCCGGTAAATAAAGGGGAGCCTGTACATGTAGCAGAGAATGGTACAGCAAGTGTTGACGGAAAAGGAGACATGATCGGTATTGCTCTTGAAAGCAACGACAGGCACGAAGAAACTTTAGTTGAGTGTATTTTAAAGTTATAAAATAAAGGAAGTAAGATGGCAGTAGGCGATATAATCACAGCGGCAAGGTATAATATTATCAGAGCTAGAATAAACGCTGTATTAGGACTTGGAGCAGGTGATGAAGGATACGGACAAGCTGTACAAAGTACAACCGTAGCCACTGGAGCAACTGTTACAGCCCAGCACATGTCAAATCTATTCTCAGATATAAACAGGTGTAGAGTACACCAAACAGGATCAGCAGTAACTCAAATTGCTGAACCTTCAGTAGGAGATACTATTGAAGATAGTAATACTACTACAAAAGAAGGTTATGTTCAGTATGAAGATATTAGTATCACAGCTCAAGCCGCTAGATTAACTGCCGCGGCAAGCCAATTAGGTTTAGAATCAGGCACATCAAGCGTAACCAATACAAATTGGTCTAGTGATATAAATCATGTCTTTACAGTTACTTTCCCAGGTTATTCTGTTACTAACGGTGATGGATCCGTTACAACTATTTCAGCAACAGACCATATGAGAGTATTTTTCAACGCAGGTGGTACAATCAATTTGAGTGGTTCTATTGGATCTGGTTCTTCACCAATTAACAATGACTGGCGTAATTTGATGACAGCAGTTGGCACAGTAGTTTTTGGAAGAAGCTCAACAAGTAATGGATCAACAGGATCTTCATATGGATATTCTAACTTACCAGGAAGTTACGTTACTATATTCAACAAAACAGCATCTGCTTACAGTGCCAATGATTATCTTATTGAAGCACGAAAGAGTGGTAATGTGTTAACGTTCAGAGTAACATTTAATGAAGATAAAGGCGGTAATCCAAACTTTGACGAAGCTGTAACAGCCACAACCACAAGTACAGCACAATTAAAAAGACCCAACAACAGCAACTCTGTTGATGTTCCAGCACCAAGTTTCAACACTACCAACGGTTTATAAGGTTAAATAGTTATACCATAAACTAGGAGTATAACTATGGACGAAGCCTTGGAAAAAGCATTGGAATTTTCCAATTTCACAGCAACACTGAATGGACAAAAAAGAATCCTACACGAAAAATATTTGGATGACCTAGTTTTATATTATGGAAATGGTAAATTTAGCATTAGTAAAGAAACACTCAACTTTGCTCATATGCTTATATCTAGCAATATCAATAACACAATTTTAGTTGATGATAATAAAACTCCGATTAATATTGAGGACATCAAAGATTTTCATAAACTCGCATTACAAAAATATGCTGACGCAACAGCCAAATATCTAACAGCCTACAAAGATCTGAGTACTAAAAGAAGTGTAGAGAGTTTAGTAGATGTCTAATGGTGTATTATGTTTTGCCCATAACAATGGAAAAATTGATTACTTAAAACAAGCAGTATTCTTAGCAAAACGTGTAAAACAACATCTTGACCTACCAACTAGCGTTGTCACTTCAACTCCTAATGATCTAACAGATGAGGATAAAATTGTTTTTGACAATGTCATAAAAGTAGAAGATCAAAATTCTAATTTGAAAAGATATTACAATGGCACTCTTCATCATCACCAACTTATCTTTAAAAATGCTTCAAGATCTGAAAGCTATGATCTTACACCATACGAAAACACCATAGTATTAGATACAGACTATATTATATGTAATGATAGCTTTACACATTGTTTTTCGCAACAGAAAGATTTTTTAATTTATGAAGATGCGATAGATTTGTGTGAATGGAGAAAATTACCTGAGTTTGATTACATAAAAGACACTGGTATCAAATTTTATTGGGCAACATGTTTTTATTTTAAAAAGACCACTGAAACAAAAATATTTTTTGATTTATTAAAACACATACAAGCAAACTACTCTCATTACAGAAAAGTTTATAATTTGGATAAAACTTTTAGGAATGATCATTTGTTTAGTATAGGTATTCATATGATGAATGGATTTCAAACAGGAGACTGGGCAGGACATCTTCCAGGAAAAATGTATTATTCATTAGATAGAGATTTTGTATGTTCTATTGAAAACAATTATGTAAAATTACTTTTAGAAAAACAAAATTATCAAGGAGAATATGTTCTTACGTCTACAAAAGATTGTAACGTACACCTTATGAATAAATTTAGTTTAGCGGAGCATGTAAATGGATAAAGGTTATCTAATGATTGCTATGGGAGATGATTATGTGTTACAAGCCTGTTTGTTAGCATTAAGCATAAAGAAAACACAAAAAATTAACAATGTTAGTTTAGTTACTAGCGATGATGTTCCAGAACAATATGTGAGTTTGTTTGATAAGATAACAAAAGTTCCGTGGCACGATGACTCAGATAGTTTTTATAAAACAGAACATAGATGGAAAGCATTTCATGTTACACCTTACGAAGAAACTGTAGTTCTTGATACTGACATGATATTTTTAAATGATGTAAGTCATTGGTGGAAATATTTTTCAAAAAACGACATTGGATTTTTAACTGATATAAGAGATTACAGAAATAAAAAAATAGATGTAAATCCTTACAGAAAAACATTTGAAGCAAATAGCTTACCTAATGTGTATTGTGCTTTTCATTATTTTAAAAAAACTGATCCTGCTTTAAAATATTATGAAAAATTAAAACTTGTCTGTGAAAATTATAAAAGATTTTACAAGGTATATGTTCCTAAGCACATGCCCGAAACAAAAAGCATGGATGTTAATCATGCGATATGTTTATTGGATTCTGGTATAGAAGATTACACAGTTTATTCGGCTAACATGATTCACATGAAAAGCAAAGTTCAAGGATGGAATAATCCTTCTGACACCTGGATGGATTCTGTTCCTTTTTATCTTGATGAAGAATTCAATCTGAAAATAGGAAATTACAATCAACATGGTTTATTTCATTATACTGAACACAACTTTTGTAAGAAAACAATAGGAGCATACAGTGAAGCACGTTAAAGTACATACTCCGCAATATGTTTGTTTTGATCAAAAAACAGGAGATATTTTTAGTATTGGTCCTGCTATCGCACCAGGATACGAATATTTTGAAGTTAGTGAAGAAGAAGTAGAACCAATTAAAACCTATAAAGAAAAAATGACAGACTATGTAGTAGCATATGACAGAGAAGCAAAACAGTTTCTTTTGAGAAAATTAGCACTTGCCGACATAGGCGAAGTTTTTGGAGAAGTCCAAAATAAAAATGAAGTTGATACGTTTTACGATGTGCTATTGTCAGTTGACAAAACTCAAAAAAAATGTTATATTACAACTGGTTTAGAACTGATTGATATGATGAAAACAACCAATGTAAATCTTGCTAAACAGATAACTTTTAGCTTTACTAAAAAAGGAGATCCACATATTTTATACGATACAGTGACTTTTGATATTAGGAGTAAAGAAAAACAATCTATTTGTATCAAAGATACTTACAGCATCTTTACTGATAGTGATTTAGCTAATTGTGTATATGAGGAAGTATAATGAAAGTAAAAATAGCAGAACTTGATATAATTTATTTAAGTTACGATGAACCAAACGCAGAAGAAAATTATGCCGATCTGCTTACAAAAGTTCCATGGGCAAAACGTGTACACGGAGTCGAAGGTTCAGATGCGGCACATAAGGCTTGTGCTAAATTATCAGAAACAGATAGATTTGTTACAGTTGATGGTGATAACACAATCAAACAAGAATTTATTAATCAAGTATTAGACTTTGACGAACATACAGATTTGAAACATAGTGTAATCAGTTGGTGTGGACTTAATACTATAAATGGATTAATGTATGGTAATGGCGGATTAAAATGTTGGCCAAGAGAATTTGTGCTAGAAATGAAAACACATGAAGCGGCAGAGTCTGATAAAGCACAAGTAGATTTTTGTTGGGAACTAAATTATATTCAACAAAATAGTTGGTACAGTTTTGTTCATAATAATAAAACTCCACAACAAGCCTGGAGAGCAGGGTTTAGAGAAGGTGTTAAGATGGCATTGGATCAAGGAGTAAAAGTAAGTAAAGAAGAATTTTTAAAAGGACATTGGAAAAATTTACATAGGTTATGGATATGGTTAATGATAGGACAAGACGTGCCTAATGGTATGTGGGCAATTTACGGAGCCAGAGAAGGATTAGCAATGACGATGCTTTCTGATTGGGATTATGTAAACGTAAGAGATTTTGAATATCTAAATAATTTATGGGCAGGTAGAGATGACATGCCAGAAGATGTTGTACATGAGGAGATATATAGACTAGGTGCTGAATTACAGAATGGATTAGATGTTCCTATTGCTATTCAACCCCTAGATGCTGATCAAAGTAAGTTTTTTAAAACTG